CGGCGAAAAAACCTAAGCTGGCTCGTGCCAAAAATGGGCCGCGTGAAACGGCCCGTAGGCGTCTCAAACTCGTGGAGAAAAGGAATGAGCCAGCAGATCGCTGACTGGGCACGTCAATCGTGGGGTGAGGTCATCGTGGATCAAAACCGTGCTGACCTCATGGATAAGCTTTACCTGTGGGATGGGCGGGATAAAAAAGACCACCCTCTACACGGCACCTATACCGGGCTGTACTTGAAGTACACCGCTAACTAGGCGGAGTCACGGTCCATTCCAAACTGTTCGGCCAGGTTATCCGCTGCCTCGCGGATAGCCCAGGCCGCTTTTGTTTTTTCCAGCTGGTGCAGCGTGTTTAGCACCAGTGCGGCTTCAAGTAGGCCGCGATAGTCCTGTTTGTTGAACAGGTCAACGAGCCAGCGATCCTGTGCTGTTTTGTGGAAGCTGGACTCGGGGGTGTGTTCGATGGGGCGCATGGCTAACCTCGGCGGATGCGGAAGAACCAGCCGGTGTCGTTGCCTTCGATGAGCCAGCGAGGCAGCCAGTTCTTTCTGGAGTAGGCGATGCCCGCTCCCCCCTTGTTGCTCACGTAGCCGCCGTTCAGCAGATTTGCTTCGCCGAACGGGTCGTTGTGGATGAAGTGCGTTGGCGTATATCCCACCACGACGCTCCAGTGGCCGGTGCCGCTGGGGTTAGACACGGGACCTTTGTGGAGCCAGCCAACAGGAACCGGATAGCCATTAGCTATTTCGGTCTCCAAGTCCTCGACTGTGCCATCCATCTCGAAGGTGGCGTTTAGTCCCAGTGCTTTGAGGGCTGCAATTTGTGCTTTTGGGTCGGTAGTGTCGCCGAATCTGGCGCGGAGTTTGTTGTACTCGTAGTCGCCCGAGATCTTGCCGTAATAGCGGGCCACCATTGCACAACTAGAACTAAAGCACTGGCGATAGCCGGTAGCCCCATCGTCAGGACCCAGCTGGTACTCGTAGGGAACTTTTAATAGCTTTTGGCCAGGCGGAACGGTGGGTTTAGCTCCCGCGTGTTGTTCCATCAGCTGGATCAATTTGCCGGGATAGTTGGGATCAGTTGCGTAGCCTTCCTTATGCAACCACTTGGCAGCTTCTTCGCGGGTTGCAGCGTTATTACAACCTTTATAGTTTTTGTAATCTTTGTACCAGTGATCAACCAAATAAATTACACAGGATAGTAAGTCAGGGAAATCAATGAAGCTGTCCGTGATCGTGATCCACTGGCCGTTAATAAATTCTTGCGTTTTCTTGTCGCTGCCTTCACCTTTGAGGCCGAAAAAGTTGTTTCTGCCAGATACTAATTTGCCGTAATTTGATTCGAGTGCCCACTGGGCGGCTACGAGTTCCGGGAATTTTGCGCCAGCAACTCGGGCGGCTTCGAGGATGCCTTCCCAGCTGTTTGGGAATTGGGTCTGTTTGCCGGCAACGCTCCAGGTTTTGAACCAGCCTTGGTCGCGGCCCAATATGTGGGGGTTGGCCTTGTTGATGGCTTGTTCCAGCTCGGTGATTGCCGCCATTTGATGAGGCAAACCCTTGTAATACCGAAACAGGTCACTCAGGCGGATCTTGTTGCTGGGCATCGGACCAAGGGGCGGAGATACTCATGGCGCCACCCAGAAGGCGGCTTTCGCCGGTTTGGAGCTGTTCATCAATTTCGTGGTGAACGATCACGGGAAGTGGATCGGTCGGTTGGGTTGCGTGCCAGTCCGCTTCAGCTTTGTCCAGCTTGCCGGGCAGTGTCAGCTCGAACCACCATTGGCGGATGGCTTGTTCGAGCCGGCGTTGCCAGCCCGGCTTGCCGAAAGCAATCAGAGCTTTTTTCCCTTTACAGCGCGGAGGGCGTGGAACACCAGCTGGATGATGCTGTTGTCCTTTAGCGGGGAAAGGGCGATCAGCTCGGAAGCTGCCGCAACGATGATCCAGAAGGCTGGATGTTGGATGAAGTCCATGGGAAATAGGAACCCTGCAGGAAGTTTAGCTGTACTAGAGAAGAGTTCCGGCGCACGTAATAGTCTCTGCCGCTACATTCCAGGTAGCGACTGCTGGGTATGGACCATCGCATTGAGGATGGCGAATACTTAAACAAAAAAGAAGCAAAGGCGCGATTTAGGCAATCAATCCTTAACCACTGGAATAATTCCTGCGCCTATTGCGGGGTAGATCTGGGGCGATCTGCAACCCTCGATCACGTCCATCCGAAATTTCGTGGTGGGCATACGCACCAGCAGAATTTGGTGGCCTGCTGCTTTGGCTGCAATATCTCGAAGTCGGCGGAGGATTGGCTGGAGTGGTACAGGGACCAGCCGTTTTGGGAGCCGCACCGGGAGGATGCGATCATCCGCTGGATTACTGAGGGGCTTGTTGCTTAGGGTCCCAGCCCATTTCTTCGAGGTACATCACCGCGATGTAGTGGTCCTCGGCGTAACGGCAGATGCTGTTCTTGCAGGCGCGGTAGTACAGCTCGCCGCGTTCGTTCTCCAGCTGGTCCAGGGTGTAACCGTTGCCGTAGTCAGTGGTGTGTACGACGCTCATTTGTTGTGGCCGACGCGCATCTCAATCTGGCGCACTCTGGTTTCGAGATCACTAAGCCTTTCTTTTGAGTCGTTCTTGAGTTCCTGGATGTCGGCGGCAACAGTGCTGACGGATTGATCGAGCTTGGCGACTTGCATAAAAAGACCGGCTAAACCAACCACCGCAGCGGTCAGCAGAGCCGGAATCATTTGGTTGAACGGACTTTCGGGCGGTTTAGCTGTAATTAGCGCCTCTTCGTGGTGCTCCATTGCGAGGCATACAGCCGACCTTTTCCTAATGTTATCGCCCTTGGCCGACGTAAGGTTTTTTACCTCGGCGGCGGGGGCGGCTGTGCTGGCCGTAACCCTGACTTGTTGTTTTGGGACGGCCGGCTTTGTGATCGACGCGCCCCAGTGCTGTTTTACTCTTGACGGCCACTACAAATCATCCGGTGGATTGATAGCGACCAAACAATAAGCCAAAAAAATGCCGGCGCACCAAGCACCGGCTAGCACAAGCGTTGTCATTGGAGTGCGATCAGCCCCAAGGCACACCGGATGCTTTGGTCGGCGCACGCTGCTGATCAATTTGACCTTGCAGGGCAGCTTCAATTTCAGAAACTTTTTCGTCGCCGCCAAGGGCTTCCTTGACCCAGCCGATCACAAGCTCTTCCGTAAGGTCGGCGTAAGGAATCAGGTTGTCGGGGCGCTGGAAGCCGATGCTGCCATACGCGCCAGAGGAATATGCCTCATCTGAGGCATTGACGGTGTAGTGAGCAGTGAACACAAAGCCGTCGTCGGTTTCGCGCTCAAGGGTGTTGATACCCCACGTAAAGGTGGTGGCCATGATGAAGAACCAGACTGGTACAGAGTAATTGGGTTGCAGCCAGTTGGGAAGGGTCGGCTGCCCACCCTTTAGTGAGTAGGGCTACTAGCGCACAAGCCATTCTTCAACAAAGTCGCTGACATCGCGCATCTTGATCCAGCGACTGCCAGTGGGTTGACCTTTGCGGATGCGGAGTTTGCCCATCAGACCAACGCAATCCCATTCAGGACGTTGTTCGCGGGAGATGTATTCCACATCAGGGTCGTAGGCGGGATTGAGCTTGCGGCGCTGCTGGGTGACGGTGTTGCCGTCGTCATCGGTAACTTCATAGTCCTCCAAGATGTAGGTGCCGAACTCATCGCGGAGATATTTGCCGCTCCACTTGTTCCAGGCGGAGTCACCCACGACGGATGGGTTGCCAGAGATCACACCGATGGGATCTTCACCGTCCTGAGCAGGTCGGATCTTTTCGCCATCTAGGACAACGCTGATACCACGACGATCTTCGGCGTCGGGGTTGCCGTCGCTCCATTCAAAGTATTCAGCGTAGTCAGCGCCCCCGCCATTCCAAGAGCCGTCAGCGTAGGCTTGCCCGTCTCCACGAAGCAGAAACTCGTTGTCAGGGCTAGTTGTATAGGAGCTTGTACCAGCGAAGAAATAGTAAAGTGCGGACGCTGCACGAGTGATACCGCATAGAATTGTGGAATTAACAAAAGAAGCGTTTGTATTGGTTACTGTTATGCCATTAACTGAAGCTGTTGTTGCTCCATAAATAGAGCCGTTACTATCAATCCTCATCCGCTCCGTCGGGCTGCTCGCTCCGTCGGCAGTAGTGGAGAACACTAACCTGCCCGGCATGTCGTTAGTGCCGGGGGTGCCGTCCACTTCTCCTTTAATTGTCGCCCCTTGAATAAAACCAGTACCGTCTGAGCCAGTCCAAACCAAAGTGCCCAAATTGTCGCCAGACGAAACAAGTCCTTGGGCGCCAAGGGATCCCCTTGACTTCCTTAAATAGACAATCGGTGCAAACTGATCATTACTATAACGTCCAACCGAGACAAGATTTCCATCGGTCCCACTCACCTGAAGTGTTGAAGCGCCAAATACATCGCTAACGCTCGAAGACGTGCCAACTAACAACCTGCCGGAGCTGTCGATGCGGGCTTTCTCGCTGAAAGTTGCCGAGCCAGTACCAAAAGCGAGCGAGGTATTTGTGTAAATCTGAGACGATGCAGTGCCGGTGCTTAGGAATGCCGTGCTGTTTGTATCATCAGTCCAACGTAATTGGTCTGTGCCTGCAGCAGATCTAAGATGCAAACACGTAAGAGGGCTACTCGTTCCGATGCCCACCTTCCCGTCCGATGTGATGCGGAGGCGTTCGGTATTACTTGTTCTAAAGCGAATATCACCAGCATCTACTGCACCCAATACCAGCGAGCCTGTTCCTCTGTGAAATATAGAACTATCTGCATTTGCTCCAGTATTAGAGCGAATCATCCGCATACCGTAAATTGGATAAGTTGTATCTCCAATCAGGTTGATAACCGCATAGTTGTCTCCGGTTGCCCCAATTCCAACCTCAAACTCGGCGGTATTGCCGGGGTTGCTTACCTGAACCTTTGTGTCACTGATAAACAACCGCCCAGTGCCATTAGTCGAGATGGCTAGCTGGTCTGCGCCGGGGGAGTAAATGCCGGTGTTTAAGTCTCCAGTAAACGCGATGCTTGGCGTGGCAGCACCACCACCAGCAGCGCTAAAGACACCAGTCGTTTCAACCGTTTGACTACCAAAGTCAGGATCAATTTTCGTGCCAGCAATCGCGGCGCTGGCGTTTACATCGGCATTGACGATGCTTGCATTACCACTAACTAAAACATTTCCTGTTTGATCCGGCAGTGTGATTGTGCGGTCTGCCGTTGGATCAGCAGCTGTAAGGGTAGTTTCAAAATCATCATCCGTCGCACCTTCAAAAACGATATTGGCGTTATCCATGACCAGATTTCCGGTCATCGTGTCGCCGTTTACATCTACAAATGTTCCAGCTTCACTTTGCCAATCAGTGCCGTCCCAAATCTTTAGGACGTACGTGCCGCCGGTTGTATCTAGCCATTGTTCGCCAACACTATTGCCCGCAGTGCCACCGGACGCCGGTGTTGCATTGGGCGCTGTGGTTCCGACGTGTACCGGGCCAACTTTTACGAGGTTGCCTGAACTGTTCTTGAAGAATAGGCCGGGTGCCGTAGCTGCAGTGTTGATGGCGAGCTGGCCATCGGACATCGACGCAGGATCGGGTCGCTTATCAGTAGTGCTTGAACGGAGATGCTGAAGAGCCATTCCTGATCGTCCTTTTGGACCGGAAATTACGCTTTCAGCTTACCGCGTATATCAATACGTGCCGTCGTCTAGATCAGAAGTGAAGGCGACAGTACCAGTGGCATCCTTAAAAGTAATTGTGCGATCTGCTGTTGGGTCGGTAACTGTCAAAGTTGTTTCAAATGCATTGTCCGTAGAACCTTCAAATACAAGGCTGCCGGTGGTGCCAATAAGCAGCTCACCTGTCATTGTGCCGCCTGCCTTGGCAAGCTTTTCGCTATCTACTTCGGCAATAGCACCTTGAACATTAGTTGAGCCGACAGATCCCGTAGGCGTAAATCCAACGTTGGATGCAATTTGTGCAGTAATCGTTTCTGATGTTTCGATCAGAACAAAACTTGTACCGTTAGAAAGCAGAATATCGGGTGGCTCTAGAAGTACTGCAGGCGCAGGCAGTACACCAGTCCCTGATTGGCTAACAACTACGTAGTGGCGGTTATTGCCTGTAGCTGCAGCCGGCAAAGAGCTGCCTACATTAAACCCTGCTGCAGTACCTTCAGGGGTAACGGAATCCAGCAGATTAGTGCTGGCATCGTAAGTACCAGCGAGGATAATTTCGCCAGCGCTAATACCTACAGGCTGGTAAACGTTGCCATCCCACAAGTACAAGTCTCGTGTTAACGGATTAAAGAAAAACTGTCCAACATGATCGGCTGTAGGCTGAACTTCCCCGATTTGTGAGACGGAATAATTAGCAAGTTTTTCGCCGGTAACGCTGTTGTTTGCGTATCTAGCTGTGGAAAATTCGCCGGACGTGATCTTTACGGCATCAAGGTTGGGAATGTCTGCTGCTTCTAGAGATTCGCCTACCGTAATGTGCCCTTCAGTATCGAAACTGACCTTGGTTGCTGTGCTAGCGCCAACGGCATTTGCGTGATTCAATACGCCGCCGGCACCCATGCTCAGACCAGTACCAGGGCTGATAGCACCCTTAAGGCCTGTAGCAGCAGAAGGTAAATCGGCGGCTGTAATTGCACGTCCGTCAGTAATTAAACCCTTATTGGTGTATTGAACAACGTGATAAGCAGACGTGTTGGCTGTAACTGTGTTGTCCACAACAAGCTGATCACCTGTCATGGCAAGGCCTGCACCATCTATCAAGACGGCACCTTTTCCGCTGGATCCAGCCGTGGGCAAATCGCCTGAAGCAATCTGGCGATAGCTGACAGCGCCCGCAGTTGCAGTGGGACCGGCTAAAAATTCTGCCGCACCAGTTGTATTGTCAAAACTTGTTGTGATCGTTACTTGATCACCGCTTGTGGCGATCGTTAGATTTACCAGCCCAGCAGTATCGCCGACAATTGTATTTACTGAGCCAGCTGCCTTAACACTTACCCAAGCGCTACCATCCCAGCAATAAATTTTGCTGTCATCTGTGTCAAGGGCAAGTTGACCCACATAGCCCCCGCTAGCCGGGAGTGTGGTTACCAAATCAACAGTAGACTCGTCCGCAAGTTTTGCTGGCGTTACAGCATCGTTTGCCAGCTGGGTGGTATCGACGCCACCTGTAGCAATACTGGAACCGGAGATCTGTCCAGCATTAAACAGAATCTTTGCGCCGGGGATCGTTCCGTCCGCAATCAGTGTTACGCCGTAACCAATCGTGTCTTGAACGGTAATTTTTTTAGTTTCGCTGGCGCTGATATCGGCGACGGCCAAAAGGTCGCCAGCTGCCAAGTCGCCCCCGGCTAGAGCAGCCAGTTCGCTGATTCTCAGGTCGGCCATGCTTTTCGGGGTCTAACCGCTAGTCATAGCTCGATTCTAGGTCTTACTCCTCTTCTTCCAACATCAAGTACGAAGTGGCGTCTTGTTCCAGCTGGATCTTGTCGCCAGATTCTTGGAGTAGGTATCGTTTTGGCTGTGTGCTTGCCTTCAACCGTACTGGACCAGTCGTAATAAACCGGATTGTTGCCGTCACAAGTTCAGTAGCGGAAAAAGCTACGGCAGACTCGGTAACAATTGCGTCGAATTCCCACCACAGCGAATCGTTTATTTGTGCCGCAGTAAATTCGCCAGCCTGTGAAGTAGTGTCTTGGGCCTTGATATAAAACTTGCCGTGGAAACCCGAGCCGATTTCGGTGCGCAAAACGAGTTGCATTAGATAGTGAACAGGCTCTTCGTTGTACCTGTTGTTGTAATCCCATTGCGCAGTAAGTTGTCCGCTGCCACTGATTAAAGTGCTGTACTGGCTGCGATGTTCTTCGCTTAAGGTTGTAATATCGACGGTTTCTCTGCTTGTATTTAATTCGTAATCGGTTACTTGTCCAACAACACGGGATTCCCGACCACGTACAACCGCGCGTATTGGAATATCTCTAGCGATGCTCGCCAGTGAAACGATGCCGTTACTTCCACCGTCTAGGCTATCATCAAAATTGTCGTAAAGCCTGATGCCGCCTAGTTCATCAACGTATACGTACCAGTTGCCGCTGGACTGAACGGTATTGTTTTCCCAAGCACTTGCATCAACAAAGTCTAAATCTGTACCGTCCGTGGTACTTAATTCCAGCAGGTCTCCGTTAATCAAAAACCCTTCGTCAAAATCAAAGCTGAAGCGGTTTCTGTCTGGGTTTACATCGGATGGGTTTACAACCGAATACTTGCCGTCCTCTAATGACTGCCTAGTCAGTTCGATGGATCCGATTTGCCCTAGGTAGATTCCCATTACAAACTCGCTGCGGTTAATGCGCCAGTCACTTGGAAACTAACATCCGCCCTTGAAACTTCGCCCACCGTTGCTCCTATGGATGCACTGGTTATATAAGCGGTAAATGAAATATCATTATTTGTTGATCCATCGTTTAAGCGTAAGGTAAAAGCTACGGTGTCGGCAGTTGTTACAGCGGATGTTTTTAGTAGCTTACGCAGCACTGTCCCAGCATCGTTACCGCCGGCATCATTTTTGTAGTACAAAATACTCGCGTTACCGTTAAAACCTTGCAGTCCCGGAACGTAGGTACGCTGTGTGTCACCAAGCGTTGTTGTCTCAAGCGTTTCCAGCTCGCCTTGCATGCTCCAGTTGGAGACCTTGGCCAAAGCGGTTCCGTTCAGCAGCATGCTGCCATCGCGGCCTGTATAAAATTTTGCCATGACGGTAAGCTTTCAACAGAAGTTTAGCTGACCCCAAGTAATTCCACTTGAACCGTGGAAACACCGGGACGTACGCTGGTGATCTGTGGTGCCCGATCGTATCGAAAAGCCGTGCCGGCGCTTCCAGAATTCAGTGAGGCCGAGGAACCTTGCCAGCCAGCACTCACGGAAGCCGGAACGGTAAATGTAGAAAAGGTACCCGTTACGCTGTAGTAGTGCGTCAAAAATTGTTCGGCTAGCGAATCGGGTATGTTTTCGTAACTAAGACTTAATTTTGCGTTTGTGCGCAATGTGCCATACCTAATTCTGATTTCGGCACCAGATAAAGCGCTGTATTTTTTGACAGGCCAATCTCCTGGGTCGTACACACGAGAGGTAGGCTGCAGCGTTGGGAAGGCCATTACGTGTCAGTTACCGTCATGTTGTTTCCTTGCATATCAGCATAGATCAGCTCCGCTGGGTATTCCGTAGCCACAACGTCCACCAGTCCGTTTTCATCTAGCTCTACTTGCTCTATCAAATATGTAGCAGTTGTAATGTTTGAGGAGTAAAGGCTAAAGATGGAACCAAACAATTCCGTTTGCGTCGTCTTATTCGCGGCCATATCCAGTGTTGCGGTTGCCGGCTCTTCCATCCCCTGCGTCCAATAACTAATTTCGTAGCTTCCGTCAGCCAAAGGTTGCGGACTGACTACTTTCCCAGTCGCATCAATGACACCATTATTAAAAGAGCTTTGGGCATTTTGTTCAATGGCTATACGGATGTAATTGCCTGGGGCAACTCCATTGCCTTCGGGGGCGGTCTTGAAACGCACGGCATGAGTAACACGACGGCGAATTGACAAAAAGAATCTGGCTATTTGCGCTGCATGATTTCTACTTGTGCAGAATTCCGTCACGTCAAAAGTTTCGATTGGTGCAGAAGAAGGTACATCGTTAAAGCGTGCTTTGTGCGTATGTACAACAGGCAATTCGTTGACCTTGCTAGTCCTATACAGAACTACAGCTTGAAAATCCCTGCGCTCGTCGGCAGATAAGTATTCAACAGTGAAGCTGTCATCGATAATGTTTCCGGCAGTGAAGATCTGGGTGATTGGCACACTGGGACCAGACGGTATAGCGGGCATTAAAGAAAATTTGCCGTTAGCTATTACAAAATTCAGCATGAAGTATGCAGCCATGCTGGCTATATAAGAACGGAGGTTTGTCTTGTCCACAATGGCGCCATCAAAAAATAACCCTCGGCTTTGGGTAAAATTATGGGCAGTTTCTATTGACGGGTAGTCGATAAGTGAATTAGCTACTCCGCTTACACGCTCCAGTAAATAGCGCACTAAATGAGGAAAACTGTTGCTGTTATTAATGCCTGATTTGATCCAAAAATGAGGCTGATTTAAGGCGGTTACGTTTCTCCCAGACCGCAAGCTGATTGCAGCCATGGTCAAGTCGCTGAAAGACGGTGGATTTTCACCGTAATCAAGCATTTCATTTACAAATACCACCGAGTGCTCTGGACCGGAGTCGCAGCTGCGGGTAATAAGGCCCCCATAATGGCTAATTTCCGCGATACCCGTGTTCTGCTCGAACACACGATCATTTGGCCCTAAAGCAAGATTGCTAGTAGTAGATGCGGTTGTGGCATTGAATGTGACACCTGAAATGCGCCAGTGCAGCGTGCCGCCTTGGCCCTTCGGAAATATCTTGTTTGTAAATCTCCATACTCTTGTGGTCACAAAGCTGTATTCAACGATATTATCGATGCTCCACGGCCTATCCCCTCCCTGTGAATAGTCGATAATTGTAGCGCGAAGAGCCGGGTCGTAATAGTTTGAATTGCTTACATTGTCGTATTTAACGGTGGATTCAATGCGCAAAGTTATGGAGCGCAAATCCGGACTAGGTTTTGAAAAAGTAAAGTTAGTGGCAACATTTTGGCCGACACTCTTTGTGTCTGCTTCGCCATATACGTGGTGAGCCCATAACTGTATTTCACCTGAATAGCCATCAATTCCGCCTAGAAAATCCAGTGACGCCGGTGCCGTAGTAAAGCCGCCACCACCTCCGCCACCTCCGCCTTCCTCGGCAGGTTTTGCGATCATTTGTGGCAAAAAGCCGGCATCCTTTCTTGTAATTCCTGTGCCCTCAGCCCTAAACTCAAGGCCGCCAACGTTAAAAGCCGTACCAGTGCCGGTCTTTTTGAGCCAATAAAGGACCGTATTTTCGGGCAGTGTTACGAGATAGGTTGCGGTAATCGGATGGATTTTGTACTCCATCGCGACTTCGCCGTTATGTGTAATGCTGATAGTGTGGAATTGATCGACAGGGGTTGCCCCTCTAACACAAAAAATCCGTCCGCACTGCGTCCAAGTGTATGAACCTACAGGTCTAAACAGAATAGTAAAAGCAGAAGTTCTTGTAAAATACTCCTGCATATAGCCAGACTCTACCGTTACATTTTGTTTATTCAAATCCAACACTTGGGCTCCATCTAACAAGCTGTTAAAATTGCATAGCCCGTTAAACCTTCCCCATACTTGGCTACGAATACCAATTTCCGTAACACGGCATGGGCGAGTATTGCGTACGGTTGCCGATACAGATCTGACAAGGTTGAAATACACGGATCCTGCGTGTTTATCTGCCGGCATTAAACGATCTATATTTCCTGCATCTGTACCAATAACAGCTTCGGGTAAAACGCCTACCTTGTTGGAAAAAGGCACATCAATACAAATAAGAGTAATGACTTGATTTACAGATAAATCCCATGCTGGATACTGCCTGTTAATGACGCGCCAGACAGAGCCGTTGATCATTATTTCTTCGCCTAACTGCAAAATTGAATCTGCCGCTTCACATTCGCTATCCAACGCACTATTTACGTCAGTAAGGTCGCCGCCTACACTACCGCCCCAGTAATTGTCTCTTTGCTGATTATTGTATAAAGCGAAGTTAATTACGGTACCTACACCGACTGTTATCTCACCTTTTACACTATGTCCAATAATTCCTTGCCGCCGAAAATAACCAAAACCAGTCCCACCCATACGGTATTGAACAGTACCGTCGCTTGCGTACGTTGGTCCAGCAACTTTTAGCAGCTCTCTTCGCAGATAATTTTTCTCCTCGGTGGCTTTTGGTATGGATATGATTTTGTAGTTGACTCGGTATTGTGTGCCATTTGGGATGCCACTAGAAACACCAAATTGTGTATTTGTGCTTGGCGTAAAACACGAAGAAAAGCCGTCATTACCCAATGGGGTATTAAATAGAAAATCACTTAGCTGTGGATCGCCGGCTTGAGGAGCCTTTTGTGTCCCATAAAGTAGATTGGTTCGAGTCGGCCTCGTGTTTGAATTCCACCAAAAAGCGTAGTTGTATGGGGTAGGACCATCAAGTCCGTTATTGCCGAGATATATTCCTGGGAGCTCTGGAGCAGATACTCCCGCTTCTCCGACCACATATAATGCCTTAATGCTTTGTTGCGAACCAAGACTAAGTAGCCGAGACCATACGAGTTTTGGGCTGACCAAAACACCGCCTGTAGATCCCGTGTAACGGGTCCATACAATCGGAACTGAAGAACCATATTGCGCAAGGTCCGAAGATGAGTCAAAACCGCTTGTCGGTGCATATCGTGTACTGCCGCTGCGACTAGCGAGTGAAATTTCGCCGCCGGTTCCAGATTGCTCTCGTGGTGTTGCTTGCCCCGCCATTTTGGGCATGGAGGGCATACGCGGTTTTGGGGTCAATAAATAACTAACAGCCGTCGTAACTACACCGACCGCCAAACTAACAAGAATCGGCACAACGACGGGGGCGTCTTGAATATCTGGAATATGCGAATACTCTGCTGGACGTGTTTGAGCCCTTTTAACGGTTTCGTCAACAAAATTTTGATACTCTTCTACCGTGCATCCGAGGATGTCGATAAGCTCTTTTTCGTACGGAAGAAGTGGCCGCTTGTAATTAAGCTGGTCGGGCACCAAGCTACCGTCTGCGTTGCTGCTCCAACGTGTAGGATGCCCTGCTCCCATACCACTCCAAAAGCCCAAGTAGTGTGTGGCAGCAAAACCACGTCCCCATCATAGTAGGGTGGCGCAACTCTACTGCCCCAGCGGAAAAGATCTCGTAAAACTACCCGCGTTGACATACTATACCAATCATCCTTAAATTCAGGCGTATCAATACCTAAACGGTGTAGTACTGTATAAACTAGATGGATGCAGTCTATGGCCTCCGCTGATCCATCAGCACCTAGCTCAAACGGTTTGCCAATAAGGTCATAGCACGCGGACATTGCTACTGGTGGGAATAGGACCAACTAAATCTTCGCTCAAACTGCGGAACGGAATATCAGAACCAACTGCGTCTAAAACACTGCTCAACTCTAAGCGCACAGTTTGCGTGTCCCAGCTGGCAGCAGATACTTGACCCACATACGAATACATTAAACGGTTTATGTTTAGCTGATACACACTCACATAAGCTATCCATCGAAGTGTTACGGCTGAACTGGCCCAAGATCTAGATATTGACGTATTGGGAAAAACAAGTGCTGCAGTTACGTTGTCGCCATTGCGGTTGATTACTGCACCGGAAAAACCAAAAGGCAAGAAATTAGCCTCTTGTAAGCTCCAGTTTTGAAAATTTTGTCCGTTTAAATTTAAGGTGTTGCCAATAAATAGTTCCATCAGATTCCAACCCTCCTGCGGATGCTAGGTGCATTCTGTAGGCGGCGTAAAGTGTTTTGCTCGCCTTGGCGGGCGCCTTGTTGAGCGGCCTTCTGTAAACCTTCACGAAATTGCTCGTTTGTAACGTAGTCCACGCTGTTGATGCGTTCCACCGTATAGCGAACATCAATTGCGCCCGATGCAGTTGTTTGAGCTGCGCCTTCCATTGGTTCAGATCCAGCGCTACTTGTAGGAATGACCGATTCGCCACGGGCGCCACGCGAATAGCGAGACATGGCGGCAGACATTTTGGATTGCGGGATGACGTATTCCGGTTCACCACCTTCGCCGATGATTGCGTTGGTCGGTCCGGTGACAAAACCTCCTTCGGCGTAAAGCTTGGGCAAGCTAAAGCCAGCGGCAAAACCAGGACCGCTTGGCATCTGAACCGGACCAGCGCCACTGAATACGCCGCCTCCGCCACCAAAAAGCCCTAGTAATTGCTTGAAGGCAAACATTACGACCATTTGAGCAATAATTTCGGTGGCCATACTCACGAAAGCATCGCCAACACCCTTAAAGAAATTACTAAGTGCTTCTTGTGTAGATTGAGTACCGGTAATTATTCCCTGGAATGCTGTGTTAAAGGCGTTACCAATACCTATAGCACCTTGGGCGGCCATATTGATTGGGTCCCTTAATTCTTCAAGACGTTGCTTCATTTCATTCATTTTTTGGGTGGCCTTATTGTTTGGATCTAAGTCGATGCCCGAAGTAAAGCCGAGTACACCGATGCGCTGGTCCGCACCGCCATCAGGGCTTATACCGCGACGTAAACGTTTCTGTGTTTGTTCGTCTAAAATTCCTGCTGCGTCCAACTGTGCGTACAGTTCGGCTGTCTGCTGTTTTTTAAGGTCTAGTAGCGCTTCTTCGTTCTTAATTGTATTTAATAAAGCCTGTAGATACTGAGTTTGTATAACAAATTCACGTTCTTCTTCACTTAAAGCTTTTTTAAGTAGATCGGTAAAGGTAAACATGCGTTCTACACGTACTTTGTCGTACTCAGCTTGTAATTTACTTTCTTTTGTATTGGATGTAGCAATATCAATTTCTGCTTCTGCAAGAACGAAATTGCGCTGGGCATCATCTAGCTGCTTACGCCGCAGCTCTGCCATGCGTTCCATCTCTTTACGCTGGCGCTCCAGTTCGCTAGCGGTCTTAGCTGCCGCAGCTGCTACAGCTTGATCACGTCGTGCAGCTAGTTGTTGAAGTTTTACTTTACGATCAAGTTGTACGAGTTCCACATCTGTTTTGTCGTTTATAGCTTGTTGAAGCTTTACCTCAAATTCTTTGTCTATAAGTATTTGAGATAGCTTGAACACTTTATCGTTAGTTAAATCGCCGTCTGTGTAAGCAAGTTCTAGTTGCGCTTCTAGTACGCGCTTTTGTTGTGTTAATGTTCCCGCTGTTGTATTTTCGATCTGCTCGCGTTTTTGAGCTTCAGCATTCGCCTTACGTTGTAGCTCAATAATCTCTCGGGTTATGTCATTAACGCTGCGGTCTCCTGTACCACCCAGTATTCCAGGGCGGTTACGCAGCTGGATAAGTTGTTGTATGCGTGGGTCGCTAGATGCTTGCGCTTGCCTAAATAAATTGGCGCTTTCGAGTTGGTTAACGACTGCACGAAGCGGGCCAGCGAGCAAGCCGGCTAGCGCAGCTTGCATTTGCGTCATGGCCCTTGCCCATTCATTACTTAGTTCTGTGGCAGCCTCGCCAAAACTACGTAAAGCTTGTACACCTTTGTCTCCAACGAGGCGAGCCATTTCTTCTGTCGCTATTGCTAAAGCTTCGTCTTGCCGTTCGAGTTTTTGTAGTTCTGCAATGTAATTAGCTGTAGCTGTACCAGTTACACCTAAAGCTTGAACTACAGCGTCAACATCGGCCGTTAGTGGACTGAGTGCTGTACCAACCTTTGCCGCACTAGCGGCAAACATATCCAGCTGTTGTCCGATTGCACTGAGTCCAATTTGAGCGGCAAACGCTCCGGGTCCTCCGACTAAACCACCTGCAGCACCACCTAAAACAGCACCAGGGCCACCGCCAAACAAAAGCGGGAAACCTGCGCCGAGAACAACATTAGACGCACGTTGTCGCGCAGATGCGGCAACTTGTTTTTGCTGTTCAGATGTTATTTTCTGTTCTACTGCAAGCTCTTGTTGCTTAGCTTGAAGTCTTCTATTTATAACTCCGCTTATGTAATTTTCAGCGATAGCTCTGTCTTTTACCGATTTAAGTGACGCTTGCGCTTCAGCTCTGCGCATTTCGCTTACGCGGCGTTCGACCGATAGTGCCGCAGCTTGGGCGCTAGCGCCTGTTACACCGCTTCCGCCTGGTCCCATCGGAACTGCTGAAGCTGCCCCCGCTATTGTTCTGCGTATTACGACATTTTGTTTATTTACTTGGTCAATAGTTTTTGATACTTGAGTCAGTTTATTTTGCAGTTCGTCTAAGTACCGTACGCCGCGAACGCCGATTTCAATGTCAGCTCTGTAGGCGGCCACGGCGTTACGTCACACTCTGGTACTTCAGTTTACGGCGTAAAAAAGCCGCCAGGCTAGCGGCGGCGTTTGGCTTTTTCCAGTTCCTTCTGCTGGTCCTCGTTAAGGATCTGGAAGTAGGCGCTCCAGCCGAGCAACTCCTCGGCGGTCATTGTTGTCCGAACTTCGGTAAGGGTTAGACCCAGCTCCTTGGCGACGCCAAACTGGAGCATGAGCCAGTTGTCCTTGCGGAGTTCGGCGCTTAGGATTTTGGGTCGATGGGCTCGGCGTCGTCGGTCAGGATTGCCAGCATCAATGCCTGCAAGTCCTTGTCCTTTACTTCGTTCTTCAGCACATCCACCTCGCCAACGCTGAACAGCTTGGCGCCGGATTCGTCAAGGGCTTTGGCGATCAGCAGCTGGAGTGCAAAAGCGTTTGCATCGTCGGACTTGGCTTGTTTTTGGGCGCGTTCACGCTCGGCCATTGTCAGTGGTGCTACCCACATTTCAAATGTGCTGCCGTCGGACAGCTCTACTTTTTTCTTGACTGGCTCCAGGTTGGCGGCCTTGCGGAGGCGGTCGATCGCGCGTACAGGAACGGGCATACCAGTTCGTTGGGTATGGGATTAGTGTAGCGGAGTAGAAATAAAAAACCCCGGCGGTTAGGCCGGGGTTGCTGAACCTACTGCACTGGCAGACTATCAGGCGGAAGTGCTGAAGTCGAAGGTAGGGGTGCCGGCGGGGCGGAAGTTGACGGTCACCGATTGGGCGTCGTCGGGGTTGATGTTCAGGCTAGCCGAAGTCAGCACTGCATCAAAGGCGATCGAGCGGCTCAGGCTTTCGCTCAAAGTGCCGCCGCTGAACACGCGGTCGGTGTAGAGCTTGAAGGCGGCGCCAGTCTGTTGGCGCTGGAGCACGTCCTCGATCATGCGATTGGACAGTGCGGCGTCCTCGTTGGTCATGTAGACCGTTGCGGTGCCGGTGCCGTCGCCAAAGCCGCTGATGTAGCTGCGGAAAGGCACGTACTGGCCAGGGGTTTGACCGATGGTGGTTACGTCAATCTCGGCGCGGCTGATCTCAAAGCTCCAGTCGCGGACTTGGCCGACAACAGCGTAGTCAGCGTACGCAACTTGGAATTCGTTAGGGGCAGCGGCAGTACCGTCGTCGGTGATAGTGATGCTTGCGCCGCCAGCAGTAGCGGAAACTTGCAGTACACCGGTGGAAGCGGTGTAAGCAATCACGTAGTAGGTGGTGCCAGCAGAGATGCCAGCAGGCAGGGTGCCGGTGCCGGAACCGCCGGTTTGGCTGTTCACCACGCTGAACTTGACGGGATCGCCGACTTTGAAGTTCAGGTAAGGAGCAACAGTAATTTCGTCGTCAGCGACGGAGACGTTGCTTTCGCCGAAGGTGCCGAGCGTGCCGGCGGGCTTGTAGTAGAGAGCGCCGGACGTGCCGGACAGAACGGTGGTGGCCATAGGGCGTACCAAATGAACGTTGTTGGGCGGGCACTGCCCGGCTTAATACAGGTTAGCGCCTGTAACTAAGCATTACCTAAGTCAGCACAGTTGCTTGAAAATCAGTTTCTACGCGACTTACAAAAAATGGCGTAAATGCACGACGTGATTCTTGATCAGATGTTCCGACACCGAAGTTTGGCCCGTCAATACTTCCGGTACGGGCATAAACGCCTGTAGAGGGCTTTGGCGTTGCGTTAATTGTTTCCAATGCGTTTATTGCCAAAGTAACAAGCTGCTGGTTACGACCAGGACCTTTGCCTTTAGGCGTAAAAACACGTATTACAACGATTCCACGGGCGTGGTCCACGCTTGTAGTCAATGTGGGCTCATTTGTCACGCCGAATTGGATGTTTACCGTGACATATTCATCTACAGAGTCAGAATTACTATTAGTAATGTTGTCAAAATACACAGGAATAGGGGGCACTTGAGCACCAAAAGTACTCAAAAGCGGAGACTCAAACACGGCACGGATAGCCTGGTAGTTCATACTCGTTTATTCCTTAGGGCTTGGTCCATGTACAGACTAATAGCTCTATCAAATTTACCTGCTCGCATATACTTTGTGTACCAGTCCAAGGGAGCAGTGCTTCTGTTTGAGCCGGACCCCTGCACGTCTCCGCGTTTACCGCCTGTGGGGCGAGTACCGTATTCAATAGATCCGGGAGCCTTAATAGGAGCACCTAAGCGTTCGTTTTCATCAAGGTTGTCGTAAGAATACGGAGCAAGATCCAAGGCCACATCGGCGTAAGGAGCTTTATTGGCGATATAGTATTTTGTTTCGGGTTTAAACTTGAATTCATCAATACTCAATGGCGGAGCTTGAATTTTTTGTGGGGCACCCGGCGCCCCAGTGCCGCTAACAACTTTGCTGTTTGATGCAATCTCCCACGAGTTAGCAAACTCTCCCGTCCATTGCGGGCCTGCTTCTTGTAACTCTCTGACTACTTCAGTCGCAGCACGCTGGATTCCCCACGCAAAAGGGCGTAAGAAACCGCTTTCAAGGTCTTCTAAGACCTTTAGTAATTGCCCTTTACGTGCCATTATTGGGGCCTCACGATGAGCGTGTGCAGGACAGGGTTATCGCCACGGTAGGTCTGGATGTCGATGATGCGACCGACTTTTGTTGTTCCGGCTTCGGTGTATTGCACACGGTCGCGGATTGTTGGATAGTACGTCCCAAGCTCGCTAGTGCCAATAATCATTTTGATGTCTGTGGTCTGGTAAAAACCTTCAAATTCCTTTGGCTCGATTTTTCCGATGTAAGCGCGGACTGTCAGGCTTGTCTCGGTACTTGTTACAGCTCCTGTGACCGGATTGTAGGTCTCGGTAGTGCCGGCTTTGATGTACGTGACGTTTGTGCCCCAGTTGGCTAACAGCTGGGTAGGTAGGGCGGCAAATGTGGTGTCGATGAGGCCCATGTCAACCTCGGAATAGGCGGACGGCGTAATTTGTTGCGCCGCCCATGCAATAAGGACCAAGGTAGGTTTGCAGCCATGGGTACACGTCGAAAACGTTGTTGATGACACCAGGCGTCATCGAACTATTCTTGTATTTCACCTGTAGATCGCCGATTTTTACCTCGTCGTACAAACCAGTGGTGCCGGTGCTGCCGGTAATGGCGTCGGTGTCGTTGGCGAAAGCCCGTGCCAGTTCGTAGGTGGCAACTTCGATGCCGACTGGGATCAGGGTGCAGGCAAGCTCGATGCCGTCAACTTTGTAGTCCTCGCGCGGCCACTTCAGCGCCTGTGTTTCGCTGCAGCGTTTGCCGTAAAAGCTCAATGCGTCGATCCAGCGTGTGGCCGAAATCAATGCACGGTTTTTCTGGTCGTTTGTCTTGTCGTCCCAGTTGGCGGATTCGGGGGTGGTCTCGAAATAGGCGTCAGCGTCTGCCAGCGTCACATACGAGTTGGCCGAAGCCCCACCCAGAGTGGCGTCAATGACAGCGGCCACGGCTTAGTACATCCTTTGTTTGAGTCTAGCGCCAGTGCGTGATTTTCTTTGCTTAGCTGGTGCCGCAAGCACTGTGGCGTGGTAAACCTCTGCTCCTTGGAGAATGTAATCGGCGCTAGTTTCGGCGTATTTGTCGTAAGGAACGTCTACAAAGAATCGCCGGTTATCCTGTAGTACGAATAAACGGACCATTTTCATGGCACCTCGTTCCAGTGAAGCTAGTGAGCCCACCCTAGAGAAGGTGGTCGATAAAGCACCAGTCGTCAGGCAATCTGCATCAAAGCCGGCCAAGCCTGCAGCCCGTAAGTGGGAAGAGGTGTCTGGTCAAATCAAAAAGCTGCGAGAAGCTGGTGAAACCGTGCCCGCGATTGCGGAGAAGCTGCAGGTCTCGCGTGTGATCGTGAACCAGTTCTGCGTGCGCTCGTACAAAATGACCGTCAACACCAAACGGTTGTTTGAGCGGGAAGAAGAGCGGCGGCTGGCGGAAGGTTGAGCAAAAGAAAAGGCCCCCGGTTTGGGGGCCTTTTTAGTCGCTAGACCGATCAGGCGGTGTAAGCGGTGGTGTCCAGCGGGGTGTTGACCAGCATCCGCACAAGGGGCACTTGCTTGGAGCTGCTGAACACGAGGTTCCAGCTGGCGGTGGCGGCCAGGTTGCCGGTGGTGGCGGCATTGGTGGGGTTGTCGCCAGCGGCGGCCCACTTGGTGCCGGTCACGTGGTAACCGTAGTGGTAATCCACAGCCACAATGTCCTGCATCGACAGGATGTTGCGGTCGGCGGCGAGGCGCAGATCCTGCTGGATGCCCTCGGAAATCACACCAGACTTGAACAGGTAGACCGGATACTTCACCACGTGGGTGTTAGTACCGCCGGCCAGATAGGTCAGCTGGTCGTCAATCACAACGCGCAGGCCAGCAAATGTGGCCACTTCAGGTTGCGTGACACCCACGCCACCGCCACCCCAAACAATGGAGCCGGCTGCGGCCAGTGCAGAGGTGCTGAAAGTCAGCATCCCCACCTGTTGCAGGTAGTACGCCACGTTGGAGTGCATGGCGATGGTGTCCAGCTCGTCGCCGCGCTCGCCAAGCTTGGCCTTGGCCTTCACAATGTTGGCGACGTTCAGGAAGTTGGCCTCGGTCATAGAACCGGGGACACCAGCGAACGATGCGTCCAGCTGGTTGCCGGCCAGCACACCAGCGGTGCCGATAGGACCAAACAGACCCTGCAGCTGTGCGTTAAGGGTGGCGGTCTTCAGCTTGTTGATGGCGGCGGTCAGCTGGTTGCGGACGTGTGCCAAGGGGTCAGCGCCGGAACCGAGCTTGCTCAGATCGTCTGCGGCGTAGGCAAAACCACGGTGCAGGATGGTCATGATCTGCTCGTCGGCGGTGGTGCCTTGAGCAGTCAGATAACCAGCGCCAGAGGTTCCCCAGTCGTCAGCGGAGGTGATGCGCTCCTCGGTTGGGTTGATGGGGTCGAAGAAAGGCACGCGGACGCGGGTGCCGCCGGCACGTGCGTCAAGAGCAGCGTTGCGCTGCACAATGCCGCTCTGGATCCACTTCGATTGCTCGAAGATGCCCTCAGAGGTGTACTGGAGGAATTCCGGGCGAGCGACAAGATCGCTCAAAAAAGTACCGCCGGAATAGTTTTCAGAAATGGCAGCCATTGTGGGCTCCTAGGTGGGTTTGCGGAGGTCGCCCCACAGGGGCTAGTTGAGACCGGCTTCTGCTTTCAACAACCGGGCTTTATCGGGGTCGCTAGCCAACATCATCATTTGTTGAGTGATGTTCCAGCTGTCCTTAGACCAGGGATTGGCTTGGCCGGGAAGGGCGGTGGCACGGGCACTACCCGTAACACCCATGCCGGCGCGGTTCGTAGCTGCAAAATGATGCTCGTAACCGCTGCCGGGGTTTTTTAAGTTGGCGATATACTCACCAACTGGAACTTCCACGCCTCCAACAACAGCCACAGGCTGTCCTTCTTTGGCGCGTAAGTTCTCCTGAAGTAAACGATACAGCTGATCGGGCGCCAGTGCACCGGCCTGTGAGAGTTGTGCAATCGCGGCGGATTTCACTTGTTCTTGTGTAAATCCTTGGCGAACTTGCTCAACCTCAGATTCTTTTGCCGCTAGTTGTTGCTTGAGTTCGGCAACTGTTTCTTGCGCTTGTTCCCATAGGGTTTTGAATTCGCCAGATTCCGCCAACTTGGCGGTTTGGGCGGATTCTTGCGCAATACGAAGCTCTTCGATCTGTTTCTGTAGGTTTTCGCGGTTCTCGCGGTCCTTACGGCGTTCGGCAATCAACTCTTGGTTTTTCGCACGTAATGCTTCGAGTTGGGCGGCCAGATCTGAGCTTTCAACCACAGGTTGAGGGGCAACGGGCTCCACAGGAGCGACCGCTGCTTGCTGTTCTTCAGGCACGGTTGTGTGTTACTTGGACAGTATTAGTTTACGACAGAAGAATCAGTACGTTCCATCGTCAGTTGAGGCGGGATCGCCTTGGTCCCCCTTAGGGATAGTGAAATTCAAAATTGCGGCTGTGCTGGTGCCGCTGTTGGTGACGATTACGTTGGTGCCGGCAGATCCTGTGTTTACGGCGCCAATCGTGATGGTTGCGGCGGTGCCGGGGTCGCCTTGGGGTCCCTGCGCACCTGTAGCGCCAGTCTCGCCTTGAGGTCCTTGCGGGCCGGTTTCACCCTGTAAACCTTGCTCGCCTTGGATGCCCTGCTCACCCTGGATACCTTGAATACCTTGGGGGCCTTGCGGGCCAGTTTCGCCCTGTGGACCGGTTAAACCTTGGATGCCCTGCTCGCCTTGCGGACCTTGCGGGCCTTCAGGACCTGTCGCTCCAGTGGCGCCCGTTGCGCCGGTTGCCCCACGGGGAATAACAAAGTCGAATACAGCGGCGGACTCTGTGCCGCTGTTAGTTACAGCAGCGTCAGTGCCGGCGTCGCCGGTAGTAGTGGTGCCAACCGTGATCGTTGCTGACGTACCTGCACCACCGGGTAGGGCTCCGCCGACAGTTAATCCGGTGACTTGAGTGCGGGTGGCGAGTTCGACGCCTTCACCCCAGTCGTTGTCGGTTTTGGGGCCGTAAATGGTGAGTGGATCGAGGCTGATGTACCAGTCGCCGTCCGTGCCGAGTGTGGCGCGTGGTGGGCCGTCGCCCGAGTGAATCGTGTTAAGCGCGTCTACCCGTTGGGTAAGACGCACCAGTGCGGTGACTTGGGCGAGCGTTAGCTGCTCGGATTGGGTGGCCATTAGCGAGACAGCAGCTCAATCAGGCGGTCTACGCGGTCAGGACTCATTTCGGCGCGAGCGTTCATGTCATCCTCGCCGGTATTCTCGTTGGCTTCAATCAACTCCGGGCCTTCCATCTCGCTGCGGGCAGCTTCCGCCTCGTCTTCGATGTTGATGTTGTCGGGCAGCACCTCGCCACGGCGCAGAATTTCCAGCAGCATCGCGTCGCTGATCTTGCCCATCTCGTTGAGTTGGGTCAGCACAGCCACGTCTTGGCCGATCAGGCGGTAGTAGTCAAAATCGCGGTCGATTGTGATTTCAGGCGGCTCCAAGCCGACATACTGCCCGGCAAAAGCAAAGGCTTGGTTGAGGGCGCTTTCCAGTTCTTGGCTGATGATCGAAAGCACGCTGTTGCTTTGGGCTTGATCGATGCGCTTGGCCTCGGCAGATTCAGCGACGAACTTCTGGCCGAAAAGCTTGGTTACGCCAAGCGTGGACATTTGTTGCTCTAAAGATTGGAGCTCGTTCATCTGGGCGTCGAAGCTGGTGGCGTCAGCCTGGACGTAATACGCCTTGTTGCCCGGTTGCATGGCAATGGCGTAATTCACGCCCATCGTTGCCGAACCAGTCGTGTCGTCCCAGCCCTCTAAGACGAGGGTGGGCATGGCGGCAATGTGCAACGCGTGGATGAGGTCGGCTTGGCGCTGGTAATGCGTGATGTTGAGGTTGGCAATGTCCAGCAGTGGGGGCTGGGAGCGCAACATGCCTCGGCGGTTGCTGTAGATCGGCACCACCGGGATTTCGGGCAGGCTGTAGTCGCCGGTTTCGCTGAACTCAACTACGTCCTGACCCAACGTGTACAGGTCGTAGCGGCCGGGGTAGATCACCCGCATTTGCTCGATCTGCTCTTCGCCAAACTCATTCAGAGGGCGGGTCGTGTACTCGTGGATGCGGATTTGAGTAAGAGGAGAGCCAGGCATCGTGCTCTCTTGACGCCAGCCCCAGATTTGTGGTGCGTCGATATGCACGAAGTAGGGCCGGCGGCCTTGGGCGCGTTCCTCAGCGAGATTTCGCGCTCCCATTGCTGCGGGATAGTCCACCAAGATGGCGCTATGTCCGAAGGTGAGGCTGCTGACCAGTGCGCGGCGGGCATATTCGTTGATGTTCGAGCCGAGACCGTCGATGTTTTGTGCCAGCTCCAGCCAGTAGGGATCGCCCTCGATGTGGATGGGCTTGCGCAGGATGGCGCCAGCGGCGGTTTCGATTAGGCGGCTGGTGTAAGGGCTTAGGACGCTACGGTCGACGCGGGTTTGATAGGCGTCGTCGTCCTCACGGGGTTCTTGCGGCAGATATGTCTCACTCAAATCACGGATGTAATTCGTGCCTCGGGTGACTGCAGCCATCACGCTCCAGTCGGCCATCATTGCGATGACATCCAGGCTGCGCACGAACGGGGATTCGCTGACTACAGCTCCAGTCGGTGGGATATTGGCGCTGTAGACCACGGCTAGGCTCCTACTTTGTACTTATTTTGGCAGAGAGTCACCACTTGGTTTTGTTTGCCCAGTAGGCGGCAGACATTTTTCCTTTGGCGATGTTCTCTGCGTGGCGAGCTTTGAAGGCTTCGCGGCGTGATTTAGCCGCAGCAGACTCACCTTCGCGTTTTGGTGAGCCGGAAACACCCTGTTGGCCGAAACGGATAAGTTTTACTTTGTCGCCTTCCTTTGCTAAAACGACATGTGACTTATTTGGGTGGTTTGGGGTGCGCTTGGGTTTGTTATAGCCCGAGAACTTTTCGCCGCGATACTCAATCATCGTCGTCCTCCTCGTCGTCGGGATCGGTGATCGGCACCAGTACTTCGATGCCCTGGGTCAACATTGTTACGAAGCCGCCGATTATTTCAGGGTTTTGTGGTGTTTTGAAAGCGAAAGTGGCATGGGTTAGGCCGTCTTCAGCATCAATTTCGATGTGAACACAGCCTCCGTTGACCGTTTGGATTGCCATTAGCCGTGATAAGCAACCCCGATGTGGGGAACAATACTGGGTGTGCCAGAGCTGATGGACGCAACGCGCATACGGATGCGGTTACAAGGTTTTCCGGTATAAAAGTAAATATACGATCCGTCTGAGTTAATAGTTTTGCTGGTATCGAGTTCGTACCAGGTGCTGCCGCCGTTGAAGTTAGTCTCAAAGGCGAGGGTGAAGTTGGCGCCGCCGGTGACTGTTGCGGCGAAGGTGAATTCGCTGCTGTCGGCGTGAACCTCCATTGAATCGTTTACAGCTGTGAGTGGAGTGGACTCGTGGTACTCCACTAAGTTGGTGCCGTGGGCGATAGTTAAGGCCATTATTTCCTCCGTTTTTTGGCGGTTTTGGCGGCTGCTTTGAAGGCAGCGGCGGTGGGGGCACCCTTAGTGCCAGGCTTGCGCATTTTTTCGCCGCTGCCGGCTGCAATGCGCTTGCGTTTTGCCTGGATATTGGCGTAAAGGCCGCGTTTTGCCATTATTTCTTCCTCTTTTTCTTGCTCATGCCGGCTTCGCTCATCGCAATAGCGATGGCTTGCTTGCGGCTGGTTACTTTTTTGCCCGAGCTGGACTTAAGTGAGCCAGATTTATACTCTGACATCACTTTTTCGACCTTTTTCTTACCTTTTTTAGGTTTATCCTTGTCGCTGTAGTGTCCGGGCATAGGATTCCAGCTGCTTACCACACACGATAGGACGTTTTACCGAGGCTCTCGGGCTTGGCAAGGTTGAAAGTTTGTAGGCACAGGTAGCCAAGAGCATCGAAAGCATGATCGACGCCGAGATTCTTATTGGGGAGGCCGGTTCCTGGGGCATAGGTAAGAGTGCGTAAGGATTTGATCAACTCCTTGCATTTTGGGTTGATAAAGAGGCGGCGGGTTCCAGATGCGTCGAGTAGCGCGGTGTTGACGCAGGTGATCTTGTCGCGGATTTTCCAGGGGTTGCGAGGGCTGGAAACCGTGAAGCCGCTCTTGCGGAGGATGTTGTGGTCGGTGGCACCGACGCCGCTGGTTTTGCGGGCACCACCCGTTGGGTCTGGGCAAGC